GGTGCAGATCCCGGTGCGCGATGCCCAGCGCGGGGACCTGCTGTTTTACGGCAGCGGGCACGTGGAGCTGAAAACCCGGGACACTCACGGCAGTTTCGGCGCGCTGCAAACTGGCACCCGGCTGGGATGGCACCGATGGGATCCATCCGGCTGGTGGCGGCCGACAATGGCTTTCCGGCTGCGCTGATGGCCATCATCGGCATCCGCTTCCCGAAGCTGTGCCGGTGCGGGCACGACCGTGACGCACACGCCCATCACCGCCAGGGCAGTGACTGCGGGATGTGCTGGTGCCTGCGTTTCCACCGATGGCCGCCGTGGTGGCGTTTGGGCCACCTGGGCCACCATCGATGATCTAAGATGACCCGCCATCGGCGGTGTCACAGCTCTCTCAAATTGAGACGCATCCTGTAACTTGAGTCACAGCAGTTACAGCCGCAGATGATCATGACCGCCTCTGCGAGGGAGCAGCCATGTCCGAGCCAGAGCCCGTCCCGGTGGCCGACCAGCGTGCTGCTGGCGTCCACCCGGATGACACGGTGACCATTGCCGACCAGCGCGCTGGCGTGCCACCACCCGAGCTGCCCGACCCTGATGCTGAGCCCGCGGTGATCCCCACGGCCACGACCAACGAGAGCGCGAAGCTGCCGCCCAACCTCACCTCGTCCGCTGCTAAGGCGCACGCCATGCTGGCCCAGGCCATCGAAGTGGGCGACGATGCGGGCAAGGTGCTGGCGATCGTCCAGCTGGCCCTGGCCGAGCTGGAGAAATTCATGCCGGATCACGTCCGCGCCCCCGCCCAGGTGGAGGCCAGCGCGGCGGTGGACCGGCTCTAAAAGACCCGTGGCGTGTCCCGGTGAGTGACGCCAGCGGGGAAGATCAAACCGGGGCACGCCCGGCCGACCGAGCGGGAGCGGCCACATGCCCATGAACCTGATCCGCCCGTGGCAGGGCCCTAACGAGTGTGGTGCGCCGCTGAATGACGGGCGGTCCTGCACCCAGCTGGAGATCGACGGCCTGGATGCCTGCTTCCGCCATGTGCCTGATGAGCTGCTGGCCGAGGCCGAGGAAATCACCGGCTGGCGGCGCTGCCGGGACAGCTCGGGCTGCAATCAGGTGGCCAAGCGCGGCACCGAGCCCCCGCAGTGCAAGAATCACGGCGCGAACCTGGGCAGCCTGACCAGCCAGCATGCGGCCGAGCGCGTGATAGAGGGCAAGTACGCGGACCGGCTGGTGCTCATCCTGGCTGAGCACGGCGAGAAGTTCCTGACCCCCGACCCGATCGGCAACCCGCTGGCCGAGCTGCTGGAGCTGGCCGCCGAGATCAAGGCGTTCAAAGAGGCGCTGCGGCAGGTGGCCGCCTACCTGTTCAGCAAAGAGCGGATCCGCTCGGCGCACAGCAAAGTGGGCGAGCAGCTGCGCGCCGAGATCATCCTGTATGAGCGCGCCCAGGAGCGGCTGGCCAAGATCCTCATCGATATCAGCAAGCTGGGTATCGAGGCCAAGCTGGCCGGGCTGGAAGACACCCAGGCCGACATGATCGAGCGGGCGCTGGACGCCGCGCTGACCGCGGCCGGGCTGGGACTGGTGGCCCAGCAGGAGGCCAAGGTGGTGCTGCGCCGCGAGCTGATGCGCGTGGCCAGCTGATGCGCCGGTTCCGCTGCTACCGTCCTCACCCGCCCGAGGGTTACCGCGAGTCAGGTGCAGCCAACCCGCCCGATGAGGTGCAGTTTGAGGGCGTGGTGTTCAGCGATGGCACGGTAGCTATCCGCTGGCTGACCGAGTTCCGCTCGCACAGCATCTGGGCCAGCTGGGCAGATGTGGAAAAGATCCACGGGCACCCGGAGTACGGCACCGTCATCGAGTGGCTGGACCCCGAGCCGGTTAACTGATGGCGTTCGCTGATGTAGTCACCCGGGTGGCCGACCGCTACGGCGGGCCGCCCACTGATCCGCGGCTGGTGTGGCGGGGCAAGGCCCGGCCCGAGCAGCTGCCCCCGCCCGAGCCCTGGCACGTCTGGTATGTGCAGGGTGGACGTGGCGGCGGCAAAACCTGGTCCGGCGCGGGGGCGATGGCCGAATGGCTGCTCGATGACACCGATGGCGAGGGCGAGTACGGGATCATCGCGCCGACCTACGCCGACGCCTGGACCAAGTGCATTGAGGGCGAGAGCGGGCTGCTGCGGGCGCTAGGCACGAACATGGCCCAGATCAAAGATCACCGCTCGAAAACGGTCCGCTCGGCCTGGCGCACCTACGGCCAGGTGATCCTGCACAACGGGATCACGGTCTACGCCGACTCGGCGGCTGAGGGCGGGCTGCGGATCCAGGGCCGCAACCTCAAAGGGGCCTGGTGTGACGAGATCGGGCTGTGGCTCAACTGGGAGATCGCCTGGAATGAGTCGATCCGGTACGCGGTCCGCATGGGCCACTCCAAGATCATCTGCACGGCCACCCCGAAAGCCAGCCGACCGGCCCGCAAGCTGGTCCGCTCGCTGATCCGCAATGATCCCGAGCATGGCGGGGTGGTGGTCACCAAGCTGCGCACGGTGGACAACGCGGCCAACCTGTCTGACAACTTCCTGCGCGCGGTGATCGGCGCGGCCCAGGGCACCCGGCTGGAACGCCAGGAGCTGGAGGGCGAGCTGCTGGACGATGTGGCCAATGCGCTGTGGACCCGCGATCTGCTGGACTCCATCCGGGTGCCCGGTGCGGGCCTGCCCGGTGGTCCGGCTGCGTTCCGCGAGATCAAGATCGGCGTTGACCCCAGCGACGGCAACGAGACCAGCGATGAGCAGGCGTACACCGTGGTCGGCCTGGGCATGCCCGAGGATCCGCACCCGCTGTACGTGATCGAGAACTGGGGCGGCCAGGAAGCCCCGGTAGCGTTCGCCAAGCGGGTGATCAGGCGGGGCGAGCAGCTGGCCGGGCAGTTCAGTGGTACCCCGGTGGAGATCATCATCGAGAAAAACCACGGCGGGGAATGGCTGCGCGCCACATTCGCCCAGGTGATGCGGCAGATGAAAGTAACCTGCCGGTACCGGGTGATCCACGCCAGCCAGGCCAAACGGGTGCGGGCCGAGCCGGTCAGCGCGCTGTATGAGCAGTACGGCGGGCTGGTCCGGCACTGCCACGCGGTCACCACCAGCAAAGACGGCCACAAGGTGCCGGACCAGAACATGCCCGAGCTGGAAGACCAGATGGCCACGTTCACCGGGGCTGCGGGCGAGCGCTCACCCGACCGGCTGGACTCGCTGGTGTGGGCGGCCAGCCCGTTCCTCAAGCGGGACTTCGGGCCACCCGGCCGCCACGGTGTGCGCCGTCATGCGGCGCAGGCCGAGCTGGACGAGATGGGCATGACCCGTGATGCCCTGGTGCAGAGAAGACTTACCGGGGTCCACGATGATGCCTATGCTGGCAGTGACTCATGGGACCTGGACAGCTTTGCCCCCGCCAAGGAAGACCAGGACGCTCAGACCACGGGTGGACCCCGTGGCAACATCAAGAGCTGGCGGTGAGGCGTGGCGCGCAGTGGAGCGGCTGAGGCCGATGTGCTGGCTTTCCCGGACCTGAAACCAGGCGACCGCAAGACCCTGCTCGGGCAGGAGATCGGCACCCAGTTCGACTACGGCCAGCGGCTGTTTGCCTACTACGGCCAGGGCGACGTGTTCGATTACGGCGAGTGGACCAGCCGGGACATGAAAGCCATGTTCAAGCGCGACGGCCAGTGCAGCGCGCTGGAGCTGGTGCTGACCCTGCCGATCCGCGAAGCCGATTACATGATCCAGCCCGGCAAGGGGGACAAGGGCGAGGCCGAGCTGGTCAGCTCGGTGCTGATGACCCCGGACACCGAGGGCGGGATGCGGACGCCCATCCAGCAGCTGGTGGGTCAGGTAACCAGCGGCCAGATTTTCCGGCGGGCGTTTTTCGAGAAGGTCTGGAAGCTGCGCGAGGATGACGGCCGGGTGATCTATGACAAGATCGCTTTCCGGCCTGCGGCCACCTGCCAGGCCCGGTATAACGAGCGCACCGCGGTGCCCAACGGGTTCCGCCAGCAGGTGTGGATGTTCGGCAGCCAGCTCAAGCTGCA